CTTAACAGCTTGAGCTCTGAAGAGCTTTGTAAGTTCGGTTTAGCAGACCTAGTTCGCCTTTTTATCAAGCATGAACCACATCCCATTGAAAAGTTGAAGCAAGGGCGTTACCGCCTTATCTCCTCTTGTTCGGTTGTTGATGAAGTTTGTTACAGCCTCATCTACCGCAATGTGATGGAATGCGAAATTGAAAATTGGCATACTTGTCCTTCCAAACCTGGTATGGGTCTCTCCTTAGATGAGCAACAGAAAGTTCTCTTCGAAAGTGTCAGGCCCTGGCTTGACCTCGCTGGTAGCAGTGACGTCAGTGGCTGGGATTGGTCCATGAAGCGTTGGCTCTTCGATTTAATCGGAGATTGCACCTTGGTTCAAACCAAGGCTTTTGATAACCCCTTCTATGTGCGGCTCGTGCGAAACTCTATACACGTTATGTGCAATAGTATATTCGCAACGAGTGACGGCAAGATGTTTAAAGTTTCAATTGACGGACTCATGAAAAGTGGTTTGCCTGTCACAGCTTTCTTCAATTCCAAGGGTCGAGCTATTTGCTCGCGCCTTGGTGGAAGTACGCATGTGATTACTATGGGAGACGACTGCGTCGATGACTTGCCTTCCGACGTAGCCAAGGAGTTTTATCCCACAATTGGGCTACGTCTTACTGACGTACGGCCACCCAATGGAAGAAGCTTCGAATTTTGTTCTCACTTGTTTGAGAATGGAAAGGCCATCCCGTTGAACCCACTGAAGGGCTTTTACAATCTTTGTTCTGGCCCTGGCACTGTCCCGTTCTTAACTCAATTTGAGTTCGAGATGCGCAATTCCCCTCTCCTTGAAACTTTGGTTCAGGTTTTCAAGGAATCCCGGGCTTGACTTTGGAAGCCCAAAATTAAACAAGTTAGAATTATTAGAATTATTAATTTCAATGAGCAAGTCAAAGCAACTCATCAACATGGCTGAAAAGAAACCTAAGCCCAAAACCAGCAAGAAGAAGAAGGCCCAAAAGCCCTCCTCTCCCCAATTGCCTAAGACCATTAAAGTCTCCATGGCTGATGTCCACGCCGTTTGCAGTGTCACAGATCCTTTCTGTAAGCACGCAATTGGTGCTAGGGCATTGGTTTTCGGTAAATCTCGTACTATGGCTATTCCAAATCACTATCGTCGTATCCTCACGACGAATGCCACTGGTTATGCCTCAGCACTCGTGCTCGCACAGTACAACTTCCAGCCCGTTGTCGTCTCTGCCTCCATTATTGGTGGTATTGCCGACTTTACGGCAGCCATGACGGCTGGAACCCCTGTTTCCGCCGCGATGAATTACCGCATTGTTTCCTTTGGCGTTAAAATCCGTAACATTACGGCTCCTCTTAACGCCTCTGGTATGGTCCATCTTCGTAGTTTTAATGCCAAAGATGGCAGCACTTTTGCTGCTATCGACATTGCCACATACAATTGTGACCAATACGAAGATATTCCTTTACAGCAATGTAATGAAGCTCTTGTTGTCCCTGGTCGCCTAGATATTACCGCCACGCAGTTGGCTTTTCCTAGCGTTACCAATCCAAGTAACCTTCCCACCGCCTGGGTCAACCCAGGTTGGCAAGTTGGTTTGATCTCTGTTTCTGGTGCCCCCAACAGCACTAACGTGCTAGAGTTGGAGGTTATCACTAATTATGAGATCACTTTGGCTGATGACAACACTTTGCAACAACTTGCAGTTCCCACTCCTATTGTGAGTCCCGAAGTACAAGCTGCAGTTAACACCGTCTCTACTGAGGCTAAGGCCTTGTTCAAGACTGGTGCGCTGGAGTTTGGCAAGTATGTTGTTCGTAAGGCAACCTCCACTTTAGCTTCCGCTATTGGAGCCCGCCTTGGTGGTC